TGGTAATAAAGAACCAGTTGCGAATGTGATACCATCCCAAACAATTTCTAATTTTGGTTGGTAAATTGTGTTGGTTTCTTTTGAAAAGAATTTTAATAAACCATAATCTAAACTATCATTTTCAATATCTCTACTATGGTGGATTATGAATCCATTATTTGGTATTGACCCACTATTCCAAAGTTTTACTATATTGGTAACATCCATTCTGATATCATCAGATTGATATGAAAATGATTGGGATGCCATAGATGCGGTATACCAAGTACCACCTCCTCCTTGTTCAATTGAACCAATACTTCCACTAATTTGTCCTTGAGAACCAGTTGCATATGATGTATATTCAATAAATGTATCTGTTAACCATTCCGTTTGACCATCTCTATAATACCAACTAACTCCTTCTGTTGTAATGTTATCGAATTTAGTACCAATTCCCATTTCCCAACTTTGAGAAATCGCATTGGCGTATATTGTATATTCCAATGGAATTTCTTCTGATTTAGCAGAATGTAATACTAAGTAAGCTTTCCAGCTGCCAGTTATTTCACCACTTACTAACGAGGATGAAATCGGTGTGGTATTAAATTTAATTAAACTTCTATGGATATCTTTAGTAGCTCCATAATAAAGTTTACCTACTTCCAATATCTCATCTCTACCAGAGTTTTGATTTGGTTGTTGTAAGTAAATACTAGCATCGTATGATGATGTGAAAAATTTATGCATTATAGAGCCCTCCCTTTTATGTCTTTATTTGGATATTTTACTTCAAATACGCAAGGGTCTAAAGATGGATAAACTATCTTTCCCTTCGTAGCTTCTTCTATGTTATAATCATTAGCAGAATAATTACCAGCTCCTCTACATAAATTATTAATTTTAACATATGGTACACTCATTACTCCTTCTATGTTAGCTAATATTAATTCTATTTCTGAAATGTTTATTGGTTTATTGAATGTCCAATTATCAATTTCAAAATAATCTTGTAAATCTTTTAAGCAATTTGCTAATACTTCTCTTTTATTATAATTAGAGTAACAAATGATTTCAAAATCTACACCAATATTTACAATAAATCCATCTATAATGTTAACTGCATCAGTCAACATTCTATATTCACCTAAATATGTTTTTAAATTTTGCTTAACCGCTTGATTTAAATTTGTTAATTTTTTGTTACCATCGTACCCCAATACATACATATTGATTGCAAATGGGTTATTAACTTCATTTAAAGATGATTTTTTATTTACTAAAAACTTAGTTAATTCCTTTTGAATATCAGCCTTATTCATTCCTTTCATTGCATCTACTAAATTTGTAAATTCAGCCAAAGTATCAGGATTTGATAAGATGGATGCAGGTGAGTTATTATCTATTTCACCATCTTGTGAAACATATACTTTAGCAACACTACCATATCTTTCTGGCATTGATACCGCTCTAACTACATAATCTTGTTTAGTTACTGCTCTATTTTGAGAACCAAACATTGCTAATGCGTTTTGTCTGATTTCTTCGATTGATTCATTACCTCTACCACCAATAGCTGCTTCTAAATTTTCAACTGCAATAGATGCTTTTGAATCGGTATACGAACCAACTATATCAGTAGGAATGGATAATAAATCATCATCAAATTCTATTCTTCTTATATTTGTTAAATCTCCCTGATTAATATTAGAAGAAATACCACCTCCTACTAAATATTTAATAGTTAATGAAGTATTTACAGGTGCTAATCCAAATGTACTTGTTTTTAAAAAGTTAGATGGGTCAATTGAAGAATTTAATCTATTTACTGAATTAGCTAAACCCAATCCTACATTTTTAGAATTTGGAAGTATTTGTGCTTCATTTAATGATATATCTCCACTACCAAATAATAATGTAATAGTATTATCCGAATTAACTTTTGTTGCAAATCTTCTAGGTACTTTTTGTACTTCTAAAATATATGGAACTGAACCAGAATAGTTTGATAAATCACTATTTGTAGATGTATTAGCTTTTTCAACAAATATACTTTCTTGTGCCAAATATGGAACTTCGTAGTATTTGTTGTTTTGTGCATCAACAATTGATACAATTTGTATAATGTTAGTATCGCTTAATATAGTAGTTGGGTAATCGGTATCATCTCCAAATGTAACTGTAGTAGATGTTTCTTTAGCTGAAATAACTTTTACTGTCTTTGTTACTAAGTATCTAGTTGGTGTTCCGTTTATATCTCTCTCATAAACATCAATTGCTCTATCTGTTGGATTTGAAAAATCAACTGCATCCGTTGTTCTGAATATTACATCGGAAGAAGTAGTAGATTCAATTTCCATTCCTTCTTTTATTTTTAAAAAACATCTATCATCAGGCTCATAGTTAGGTGCGCCTTTAGTTGGTACTAATTGATAAACAGTTAATGTGGTTACTGCTGGTGCAGTTACTTTTGGTTTATACCCCATCGATTGAGCCAAAGATATAACATTCTTTCTTTCGGTAGCATATGCTAACATCGATTCTTTTAATTGTACATCTTGGTAAAATGATAATACATCTCCAATTGCGGCCGCCTGTTCAATGAACACCATACCAGGAGATGCTTCATTAAAATCTGAATATGTGTTTGGGAAATATGTTTTTGTAAAGTCTATAAGGTTTTGCTTCAATGTAGCAAAATCTTTACCTACATAATTTATGTTTTTATTATCAGAACCCCAACTCTTATTTAAAGGTTTAATTGCCATTTTTATTAATTATTTACATTTATAGTTACCGATTCTCCTAAGTTTTTATTTGATTTTAAAGAGAATTTTATATCCAATGCAATTCTATTTGCATCTATATCATTTTCATCATAATCAAATATTATTTCATCTATATTCAAATATGGCAACCAAGCTTCAACTGCGTTCATTATAGACAATTCAATACTCCTTTCTATACTACCCTCTACAATTGGTTCAAATAATACTTTCCAAATATCACATCCAAATTCAGGTTGCATTAATCTCTCTCCCTTTTTAGTGAGAATTAAATTTTTTAAATTATCTTTAGCTTGATTTAGTGTTGTATAATTTACCGCAAATGCACCTCCTTTATCGGAAGATTTATTAATACCTATCCCAAGTATTTTATAATCATTTTCCGATAAATCTACTACATTAACTTTACCAAGCTCTATTGCCATTATTAAAATCTTTTAACTAACTCTGAATAATCTCTTGTCAATGCCTTTGTTAATGCATCCAATCCAGCATTATCTGTTGTTGGTATTTGTTGTCCAGGTACCATATCAGTTGAATAATTCATTGTTTCCCATTCTTCTTCCATTGTTCTATGTGGTTGGATTGCATCTAATATACTACCACCACCCATTCCATTCATCGTACCTTCTGCTCTATGTGCAGCTGTAAATGGTTGGGTTGCATTTAAAATTTCGTTTATCATTGGGTCTTTTGAAAATTCCCTCTGAGGTGCTTGTCTTTGTTGAACTTGCTGCACTGGTTGTTTTCTAGTTTGTGCAGGTGGAACTTCCGTTAATTCTCTTAAAGATGGTGTAGAAGTTTTTCTTTGTGAGTTCAATGTAACCGCACCAGATTTGATAAGTTTAGCAAGTTCTTCTTTAACTTGATTCTTAACTTCATTTTTTACAACTTCTTTGATTAAAGTTACTAAAATTTCTGATTTCATAAAAATATATTGTTCTGTTTGTTAATAAATATTGAAAGTTAAAATTTACCCAATTATACTATACGAACTCCATTGTAATATCGCCGGTGCGGGTGGAGCAGGTGGTGGATATTGTGCCATAACGGACATTGTACCACTTGTCCCAAGCAAATGCAATTTTGCTACATTTACAAATGGGCCTATCATAATATTAGTTGGTTCTGAAAATACTATTGTAGGAGGTATAAACCATATGTTTGGTATCTCTGGTATTAATCCATTTATAACATCATATGCCATAGCCTCTATTTCTTCTTTTGTTGGTGTTTTTTCTTCTATTTGCTTTTTTAATTCTTCTTTAGTTGGTATATCCGGTATAGATATTCCAGGCAATTGTATCGATGGTATTACTCCATTTATAGTATCTTTAACATATTTTTTAACTTCGGCCGGCGTTGGCTTTGGGTTTGGAATCGATTCGGATACAGCAACCGCAGTTTGAATAACTGCATATACAGGTTGTAATATGGTTTCCTCAATTGGTTTGATTATTTGTTCAGTTATAACTTTAACGGCTTCCTCTAATGCTTTCTTTTTAGCTTGCTCTATTAATTCTTTTTTCTTCGGTAATTCTGGAAATGGAAATTTAATAGATGGTTTAAATTGAGAACCAATTGATGGTTTTTTCTTTTTTGCTTCTTTTAGTTTTGCAACTATTTCTTTACCTGCTAAAATAGCCGGATGATTTTTAACTTCTGGGGCTAGTTCTTCTTTGTTTTGAATTTTTTGAATAGTTTCATAAACATTAACAGTCAACGCAGGTAGAGGTGCTGGAAGTGGTATGTTTATTGTTTTACTTTTAAGTTCATCTTCTAACGCTTTTAAAACTTCCACTTCAGCTTTATGTTTTGCAGTAGAAGCAGCTAATGATATTGGGCTAGGTCCAATATTCATAATTGTTCCAGGCGCAGGTGGAGTCATTTGCCACCCCAGTGGTTTTAATAATGGATTTGGTATTGGAGCCATTTCAGCACCCATCCAATATGCATCAAATGCAGATGGGTATATCTCTTGTAAAATATTAAAGTTCTCACCATCGGAATCCGTACCTTTTTTTAATGCTCTTTTTATAACATCAGCCATTCCCTTAACATTCCCATTTATAATAGGAACACCATAAAGCATATCACCACCTCTCTTTATACATTGGTCATATTCATTAGCATAGAATTCGGCAAATGAATCAGGGTCTTTTGAAAATTGACCGGATATCATTGATTTTAAAACATTAACTTTGAATAGTGTCCAAGACATTATGATTTACTTAAATAGTTTCTTGCGGAAAGAATTGTGTTTAATCTACCTTTAATAGCATCAAATTCAGCTCTATTAACAGGTCCAGCCGGAGTAGGTCCTACCGGTGTTGCGTATATTTGTTTATTTATAGCCGATATTAAATCTTGTAATATCTTTACTAATTCACCACCTAAAACCATTTTTTGTACATCTGCACCTGCTCCACCTTCACCCGTGTCTTTTCCTAAATAAATTTTACCACCACTATCTGAATTTAAAAATATTTTATTATTTCCTTTAGAATGTAATGTAATTACTTTATCGGTATGTAGGTAAATATCTTTAGCCGAATCAACAGTAAATCTACCATCAGTTATAATACCTGTATTCTTTTTACCAAAGATAATAAATTCATTTGCTTTCGCTGATAAAATGATTCTATCTGAATTTACAAACAATTGGTCACCTTTTAAATCGGAAGATGATGGGTATTCTATAAATGCTTTCTTTTCCTTTTTAGTTGTTTCTAAGAAAGGAACTTTGACTTTATTAGATGTGATATAAATAGATGTACCATCTTTATTAATATCTTCATCAATTAACTCTCCAATCTTTTTAGAATCCAATTCAGGATTTTGCTTATTTCTTATGTAAATGCCAGGCGAAGATGTCTTACCATCCTCTGTCAAAAAGAACTCACTAAAACGAATTGTATTACTAACTCTACCACTTATAATAGTATCACCTTCAAGTGGTTTTAGAAATTTAATCTTCTCATTTACATTATATTTGTTATCCTTTTTATTTGTGTCCGATGCCGTAGTTGTACCACCTGTTTGAGCCGATTCTCTCTTTTCTTTAGCAGATGAATCACTACCAGTTTCGGATGTATCTTCTTCTTTGGTAGCTTCGTATTTAGAATAATCTCTTCTATAATTTGAATATGGTGTAATACAATATGGAAGATAAAATGTTTGTTCTTCTATTTTTATAATAATTACT